CGGTGGAGGTGGTGCAGTTGATAGCGTCAACGGACAAACTGGCATTGTGGTACTCGATACAGATGACATTGAAGACACATCAAGTAGTCGCTATACAAATGATAGCGACATTGCTCGACTTGCAAACACTTCAGGTACTAACACTGGGGACCAAACACTATCTAGTCTAGGAGGTGTACCAACAAGCCGTACTATTAATGGATTAGACTTATCTGCTAACCGAACCCTCAATCAAGATAATATCGGTGATGGCACAACCTATAAGCAATATTCTCAAACAGAAAAGACTAAGCTTGCTGGCATTGCTTCAGGCGCTCAAGTGAACACAGTTACATCAGTAGCGAGTAAAACAGGTGCAGTAAGTCTCGTTAAAGCCGATGTAGGGCTTGGAAGTGTCGATAACACTACAGACCTTGGTAAACCTATTTCAACGGCTACGCAGACAGCTCTAGACGCTAAACAACCGCTTGATGCAGACCTTACTGCTTTAGCCGCTGCTGGTAACTCTGGTGTCCTTGCCGCAACTACTGCTTCATTCTTAACAGCCGATGAAACTAAGCTAGATGGTATTGCCGCTGGTGCAGAAGTAAATGTAAACGCCGATTGGAACGCCGTAAGCGGTGACGCTCAAATCCTTAACAAGCCTACAATTCCCTCAACAACAGACTTATTCAATAAGACAACCGACGATAGTGATGATATTACCCAAGGTGCAACAAACCTTTTTCTTACGACAGCAGAGCGTACAAAACTCACAAATACAAGCGGAACAAACACTGGCGACCAAACCCTTTCAAGTTTTGGCATCACTTCAACTGCAACTGAATTAAACTATACTGATGGTGTAACTTCTGCTATTCAAACACAACTTGATACTAAGCTAGAAGATGTTGATATTTCTGACATCAATGCTACAGGAACAGCGAGTGGTACAACGTATCTTCGTGGTGACGGTACATGGTCAACACCAGCGGGCGGAGGAGGTAGCGGAACACCAGGTGGAACTGATACACAAGTACAGTTTAATGATGGCGGTTCTTTCGGTGGCAATGCAGGATTTACATACGATAAGACTACGGACGTATTGAGTTTAGGTGGCTCTGCTAAGTTAGCTGCTATTACAGCACCTACATACCAGGCAGGACAAGTGTATTTCGATACTAACGAAGACGCTTTAAGCTTTCATAGCAATGACGCAAACGTCACACTCAATATTGGTCAAGAGCAATATGTCCGCGTTACCAACAACACTGGCGCTACGATTGCCAATGGTGTGCCAGTCTACATTAACGGTCAATTAAGCGGTATCCCTACTATTGCAGTCGCTAGCAGTGGCTCAAACGTTGCTTCTCAGGTTGTAGGCTTTACTACGGAGTCTTTCCCAACTGGTACAACGGGGTATGTGACCATACAAGGTAAGGTTAGGAATGTTAACACATCTGCTTTCACGGCTGGTGCAACAGTATACCTGGGTTCAGTTGGAGCTTTAACAGGGAGTATCTCAAGTAGCTTAGCTACTAACACGACGCTAGGTACTGTTGTTGTTTCTGATGCTACTAGCGGTATAATCCTAGTCAACCTTACTACGCCTCAAACAATTGTTGCTCAATCTGCAACCACTGACATTGGAGTTGCATTATCTACTCTCGGCTTACGTTCGTCAGGTACAGCTTTCCCCTTAAGTACATCAGGAACGGTGACCTTATCAGGAGCATTCTTACAGTCAGGTAATTTACGACAAACACCAGCTGCTATCACTGCTACGGCTACCATAACCATCACAAGTGCATTCAATCAAAGGGTAACAGCCTCAGCCGCAGCAATTAATATTACACTTCCTGGTACCTCAGTTCCTGGATACACTTATCGCTTCTTTAGAACTGATGCTACAGCACAAGTTGTGACAATCCTTGGAACATTAAATGGTGTAAGCGGATATGTATTATCAGGTCAATACAAATACGTAGAAGTGGTAAGTACTACCAGCTCTGGTGTATGGGAAATATGGTCAAGTAATTAAGGAGTTATTATGGAAATTAAAGTAAACATATCAAACGAAGACACAGAATTGGTAGCAGATTCATTCAAATACGTATCAACTGGTTATCCTACTGATGATAGCGATGTAAAGATAGTAAATGATGCAGTACAGGCATATGTTCGTTCGGTCGTATCTCAGTATCAAACATTCAAACTACAAGAACAAGCGGCTGTTGAAGCTCAGAACATTGCTGATAACGTAGTACTAGAGTAATTACCTTCCCAACACGTATAAAATAAGAATAGAACAATGCACAAAGCTCACTAAGAGCGTGAGTAGTTCGGGAACATTAAAAGAAGGACAGCAAATGAATAAATTTTGGAATTTCCAAAATGCTGTTGAAGGCAACGGCTCAGAGTTAATTCTCGATGGCGTTATCGCAAGTGAATCTTGGTGGGGTGACGAAGTTACTCCAGCAGAATTTAGAAACGAGCTTAAGCAACATACAGGAAACATGACTGTTATTATTAACAGCCCAGGTGGAGACGTATTTGCAGGAGTTTCGATTTATAACGCTCTAAGGGATTACGAGGGCAATGTTACCGTTCGTGTTGATGGCCTAGCAGCCTCAATCGCTTCAATCGTCGCAATGGCGGGAGACAAGATTATCATGTCACCTGGTTCAATGATGATGATTCACAAACCCTGGACAATGGCTATGGGTGACTCTGAAGAACTTAAAAAGACTATCCAAGTCTTGGACGGTATCGAAAGCAGTCTTATACCTATTTACGCTACTCGTACAGGCAAGAGTGAAGAAGAGATTGTATCACTGCTAGAAGCTGAAACATGGTTGACGGCAGAAGAAGCTGTAGCCGAAGGATTTGCTGATGAAGCTATTGAAGCTAAATCAAAAGCAGCCGCCTTTAGCGATGCATTTAAGAGCCTTGTAAACGGCAACCTTGCATTTAATATGAACGCTACTAAGGAATCTATGGATAACTTAGTAGAAAAGATTAAAGCAGAGGAAGTTGAAACTACAGAACCTGTAAAGGTTGACCCAGTAGTTGAAGAACCTGAAGTAACTGAAGTTAAACCTGATGTTACCGAAGAAATTGAAACAGAAGAAGTGATTGAAACTACTGTTGAAGAAATTAAGCCAATCGAAAAGGAACACACTCAAATGAGTACAACTAATGAAGTTGCTGCAACTCAAGTGATGGAACCAGCTGCACAAGCAACTGTTACTCCAAAAGCTGAAGTTAAAGACTACCTAAAATCTAAGGCATCTGTACAAGACTTTGCAAACGTACTAGCATCTGTTGCTGGCGGAACTGCACAAGACTTTAAAGACGCTTGGACTGACCACCTCGAAACTAAAATGGGTATCACAAACCCTGAAATCCTCCTTCCAACACCTGTTATTCGTTCAATCGAAGACGCATTTGCTGAAGGTGGTGAAATATGGAACAAGTTGAACAAGACTGGCTTAGATGTATTCTCAGCTGCTTGGGACACTGTTGTTGGAGAAGACTCACGAGCGAAGGGTTACAACCGTTCAGTTGATGAGACTAAGAACGAAGAAGTAATCACAATCGCTAACCGTGTTATTCGTCCACAATTCATTTACAAGTACATTACACTTCCAAAAGAAGTTGTTAAAGAGCAACGCTCTACTGGTGCATTACTAACTTACATCTTGACTGAACTTCCTCGCCGAATCGTTCGTGAAGTTGAACGTGCTGTTATCATCGGTGATGGCCGTGCTAATGGTTCAGCTAACAAGATTAGCTCATTTGTATCAGTTAAGTCTGACGCCACTGCTGAAAACGTATTCGCAAAGACTTACGAACCAGCTGTTGGTGAATCTACTTACGAGACTATGCTTCGTGCTAGCTCACTTGTTAAAGCTGATGGTGGAAAATACCTCATCGCTAAAGCAGGTTACGTAACATCTGTTCTTCTTGAACAAGGTGTAAACGGTGGATTCCTATTCGCTCCTGGTACAAACGTAGGTACTGCATTCGGTTTTGCTGGTGTAATCACTCCTGACTGGTTTGACGACACAAGCGACGCTGATAACGACGCTTACATTGTAACTCTTAGTCAATACAAGACTGTTGGTGACAACTCAATCGAGTCATTCACTAATTTCCAACTTAGTATTAACAAGAACGAATACCTACAGGAAATCTGGGCTGGTGGTGCATTGACCGCTCGTAACTCAGCTGTAGCTATTGCAAAAGCAGGTTCATAATTTAACGGGAAAGGAGAACGCTCGAAATGAAACAGACAGAAATTGAAGCTTTACTAGGGCGTTCTCTCACTTCCCGTGAAGTAACGAACATTAAACTGTACCTTGACATAGCTAAGCAAAGTCTCCAAGACCTCGTATGTTTAGACCTCAGTTGTCAATCTATTGAGGAAGAACGAACCTATACAACCCGTGAGGGATATAGCACTCTCTTCCTTGATATGGTGATTACAGAAGTTGAAGAAATAAAGCTTGATGGCGTAGTGGTTGAACCTACAGAATACCACCTTGCTTTCTTCGACAACCGTAATGGCGAAGTATTTAACTCGATTGTTTTCAATACACCTTTTTGTAAGAGTGAAGACATCGTTATAAATGCTACCTGGGGCTTTCAGAAGCTTCCTAACGACCTTCAGATGTTATGGGCGCAACTATTTGCCAATACATCTAAAAGGTACGCTACAGGCTCTGTTAAAAGCAAAAAGGTTGAGGACTTTACAGTAACGTATGGCGACCTTAGTGACGAACAGACCTTCGTAAACCAAAATGCAAACGTGATACGTAAGTATTCACTCTGTAACATTGGTAACGTAAGGCATGGCCGAGTCTATCCTGACAGGAATTTCTATGGATACCGTATTTGATTTATTTGACCTAACTGACTATACATTTTTGGAAATTTCCAGAGGTGGTGTAGCTGGAGATGTCATATTATCAGAAACAGCAGCCGCAGGAGTATTCAAACTTCGTAACGGAATGAATGTCAGTAATGACCAAGAAACTAAGTCATCTGACGCTACACTTCATATCAAACCAGAAGAACCTTTTGTATCAACTGGTTTAACTGGGCATGGAATAGAAGTTGGCGGACGTACATACGAGATAGTAGGCTGTACTGGCGGTATGAACTTTGATACTGGTGAAATGGAACACTATAGAGTCACCCTGCAAGAGCGTGACTTTACGGAGTTATCATGACATTAAGGTTAAAGATTGCTATGTCTACTGACTGGGACTCTACAAAGGGAATTGAAGAGGGGATTGCAGAAATTGCAACCGACGTTCAGAAAAGGGCGGTCATACTCGCCCCAAGAGACACTGGAGCATTGAGGACATCTGGTCGTATTACTCGGCTAGGTGCTTTTACATACAGTATCATCTTCGGTTCTGATAGAGTACCTTATGCTAGACGAAGGCACTTTGAAAACGAAAAGAACCCTCAAACATTGGGCTACCTTGCAAAAGCAGCTGATAGTATTAATAGAAGCGATAAGAAGAAGTACTTTAGGAACAAAATATGATTGCACTCAACATCTTAAAATTGTTAGAACAAGAAGGTTTTGGGACTATTGATACTGACTTATTCTTTGAAGAAGCACCTTTAGATAAGCAAGGGAATCCAGTAAATGGTGTGTGGATTGTCGAACGTGGAGTGCCTGTTACTCGATTTAGAGTAGGCATACAGGCGTTTGATATTTACTCAAGATACACAAACAAAATAACAGGAAACCAAAAGCTAGAGAATATTCTAGCGTACATGCAGGAAGCGTACGGAACGGTTTGCACCTTACCTACTGTGCCTCCTTATACAACAACCATATACTCAAATGTCACCATAACGCCTACGTCTGGAATTGAGAATGTAGGAACAGATGAGAATAACAAAATAGTCCGTGTAATTAGCGGGCAAGTTCAATACGAAAGGAACTAAATACCATGTCTCCAACATATATGGGTGGAAAAGTAGACGTTTCATTAAACGCAATTACTATCCCCGCTCAATACATCAGTGACGAAGGTGTTACAACAACACTGACAGAAGGCACTAGGGAAGTTTCTACAATGGCTGGTACATTTACTCAAGCGAGTGGTGTGTACGATGAAGCCACTGTAGTCTTTACTGTTGTGTTACCTAACATGAACTACGTAAAGAATGTATTCCCTGACCTATACACAGCTTCAGTAGACCGTCCAACGGTTGCTGGACAAACTGTATTCGGTGGCGATACTTGTACTTCACGTGCTAACACTCCACTAGTAGTTCACTACACTTGTGACCCTAACAGTGACAACGATGTATACGTGCCAAATGGCTCTGTACTTGCAAGTGTCGAGTTAGTTCAGAACGCAACTGACCCAGTGACTGTTTCAGTAACTGTAAATGCTCAACCAGACGAAGATGGCGTTATCGCTATCCTTGGTACAGGTTCACTTACAGGTCCTACGCTTTGGGACGCTACAAGCGAAACATACGAACCTATCGGAAGTTAATCTAACGATATATATGAGAAGCCCCTCACCAGGGCTTTTTGTATTTGCCAATAAAGCTATAATTAGGGTAAGACTATTTAACGGAGTATGTGATGCCCGATATTAAAAAGATTGATACAACTAAATTCACCTCTGAAGGTAAAGTCGAAGTAGACGGCAAGATATGGACTGTAAAATTACCAGGTGCTGGTACTGAACTACAGTTATCAAAAGCCCAACGTCGCATAGCTTTTCTTGATAAGAAGATTGAAAAAGGCGACTATACTGAAGCTGATGTCGATAAATACGATGAGCTTGAAGACTTTTATTTCTCATTCTTTAAACATATTTTCAAAGATGAAACTCCTGACAACTCAGAAGTTAATACATGGCTGAACGAAACGCCACTATCATTTATTTACCAGGCTTTCCAAGACATTAAAGAGCAATCTAAAGAAGGTGACGTACCTGAATAATGAGTCCTGAGGAGCGACAACAAGCCCTCGACAATATATCTGTTGAGGATTTGGCTAAAATCCAATCTAAGGTTGGTAAGAAAGTTAAAATCGACCAAGAAGATTTGTTGTTAGCGGAGTTTGCTCTCATGTATGGCTGGAATGCTTATAAAGAAGCGAGAGACGATTTAATACAAAGTAAGGAAATGATTAAGATGATTGTTGCAGGAAGAAAATTACAATCTTTGAACCAGTTTAGGCTGGCTCAAGCTTCATTTGTCGCTACTGCATCATCAAAATCTAAGAAACCTAGTGCTACTTTCAACTCCCTTACTCGTAAGATGGTTAAAAACTCAGAGGCAGACGAATAATGACTACTGTTGGAACTATTGATGTTATTGCTAGTATAGATACTGCTAAATATGACCAAGGTGCATCTAAAATTGAGAAGACAAACAAAGACTTAGAGCGTTCTGTTAATAACAGTGGTCGTAGTTTCAAGTCTTTTGCAAGTGAAGCTGGTACTGCTTTTGATAGCGTTGCTAGTTCAATAGGTAATCTTTTAAAAGTAAGTGTTGCTTTAGGTGTTGGGGGTGCTTTTGGACTATCACAATTCGTCAAACAAGCTTCAGACCTACAGAGTATTCGAGCATCATTTGAGTCAATGACTGGTTCCGCTGAAGGTGCAAACAAAGTACTCCAACAACTTAATGATTTCTCATTCAAAACGGCGTTCTCTACTGCTGATATAAATGCTGCTGCAAGAACATTCTTAGGTGCTGGAGCCGCCGTTGATGATTTGGGTACAATTATGTCCCAAGTAGGAGATATTGCTGGAGCTACTGGTGCTGACTTAGGACGACTTACTTTACCACTTTCTCAGGCACTCGCTAGAGGAAAGCTTCAAACACAGGACTTTTACCAGATTCTTGACTCAGGTGCAGGCTCGTTAGGTAAGGCATTACGAGAAGAGCTTGCAGTACGTGGCATGGGTGACTTTATGAAAGCCATGGAAGAAGGCAAAGTAACTGCTGACATTCTATTTGATGTTATTGAGAAACAAACCAAAGAAGGTGGCTTTGCGTTCCAAGGTGCTATTAAACAAGCTGATACATTTGCTGGTCGAATGAGTAACTTACAAGAGACTATAGGTAATGTGGCACTTGAGATACTTGGTGTAGACAAAGCTACTGGAATGGTTGACCCTGACGGTATATTTCAAAAGATGAGCGACTCAGTACAAAGTGCAACAAAGTGGCTCACAGATAATAAAACTCAAATTACAGAGATTGCTAAAACGGTGGTTGATAACTTTGTACCAGCAGTACTGGGTATTGCTACAGCCTATGGAGTCGCTAGAGCCGCTGCAATAGCCTTTACGCTTGCTTCAAGCACTAATATCATTGGTTTAATTGCTAACGCCGTAGCGCTTCTTGTGGCTGGTTTGGTATTCTTAGAACTTAAGTTTAAAATATTTACTAATACATTTGCTAAAATACAAGAAGTAATGCAGCCGTTCATCGACTGGTTAGTTACTTATGTATATCCAGTATTGCAACAAATCGGTGCATTTATTGCCGAGAGATTCATGGCGGCATGGGATAACCTTAAATCGGCTTTTGATTCTTTGAATGAGGCTCTTGCTCCTCTCGGTATTTCTTTTAAAGATATTGCGATGATAATTGGCGTAGTACTCCTTGCTCCTCTCCTTATACTTATTGCAAATATAGTTGTCCTTGTAACAATATTCTCTGTTCTAGTAGAAGCTATTAGTTGGGTGATTAGAACTGTATCAGAATTTGTAGGTGCTGTTATTAGAGCTTCAACAGCAATCGCTAACCACTTAGCGCCACTTGCACAAACCATAGGCCGTTTCTTTACTGATATGTGGACGAGCGTAGTATCTATTTGGAATGGAGCCGTAGGTTATTTCCGAGGAATATTTAATGGCATTGTCGATGTTATCAACAGAGCTATATCGGCCCTTAACGCCTCTCTCGGCTCCATTGGTAAGACGTTTGGTTTTAGTGTACAAATTCCTGGTATACCTAAGCTTGCTGACGGCGGTATCGTCTCATCAGCTACTCTTGCCGTTATTGGTGAAGGTCGAGAACCCGAAGCAGTCATACCCCTCTCTAAACTCGATGCAATGATGAATAACGAAGGTGGCGGTGGAAGCGAATATAACATTGGTAATATTAACATATCTACAGAGGTAGATGGTGAGCGATGGCTACGACGATTAACAGACAACCAAGAAGATGTTTCTAACGGCCTCGTGCCACTACAGAGGTATATGTAATGCAAGAATATTCAGTACAATTTAATGGAAATGACCTCAGCCAAGTAGAAGGGGTGTGGCTATATAACTATAATGCTACGGATTTGCCTGAACGAGATATAAAGATATTCAAGCTTGCAAGGCGTTCCCTTTCGATTATTACGTCAGCAGAGTATACGTCTAAGAACATACCTGTTTTCATGGAAGTATGTTCAGGAGGTCGCCAAGATACTGAAGCAACCCTGACTCAGATAAAAGGCATCCTCCAACCTCAAAATGGTGACTTACAACTTGAGCAAAGTGGAGAACAATTTAAATATATCGCTACGATGAATGAGTTTAACATTGAATGGGTCGGCTCAAGAGCGTATGTTGTGATTGTATTTATTGCCTCAACACCAATTGCTCAGGCAGTAGAAGAAGACGTTATATTCAGCTTGAACACTACTTTAAACAGCGCAGGTGCAAGCTTCACAGTTGGCGGTAGCTATGTTGCTGAACCTATAATTAACCTCGTTATTAATTCAGTAACAGGTGGTGCTGGTTCTATCAGTATATTTAACGCATCTACAAACCAAGGGTTGACTATTACAGAGATGTTCAACGTAGGCGACCAGATAAGAATTGATTGTTACGAATACACGATTACGCTTAACGGTGGAACAATTGATTTTACGGGTATCTTCCCTACCTTTGCTCCTGGAGCGCAAAGAGTAGGATATACCGATACCTTCACAACCCGTAACGTAGAT